AATAATAGGTAAATGTATGATGGGCTCAACATCAAACGCATTAGATAAAGGTGGAGAAAACTTCAAAAGATTATACAACTCATCGGATGTTACTAAGCGAAACAGAAATGGACAAACAGCGTCTGGACTATATTCTCTTTTTATCCCAATGGAGTGGAACTACGAAGGATTTATTGACGAGCACGGAAGCCCAGTCTTCAATACTCCGGATCATGAAGTCTTCGATCCACATGGGGAATTAATAGATGTAGGTGTAATAGACAACTGGCAAAACGAGGCTGACGGTTTAAAAAACGATCAAGACGCGTTAAATGAATTTTACAGACAGTTTCCAAGAACTACAGAGCATGCGTTTAGAGATGAAACAAAAAACAGTATATTTAACTTAGTTAAATTATACGAGCAAATAGATTACAACGAAGAACTAGGTAGATCACTAGGTCTTACTCAAGGCAACTTTCAATGGGTTAACGGTATTAAAGATTCTAAGGTAATATTTTATCCAGATAAAAAAGGTAGGTTTAAAGTTAGTTGGACGCCAAAACAAAACTTACAAAATAACGTTATAACTAAAAACGGTATTAAATGGCCTGGCAACGAACACATGGGCGCTTTTGGTTGTGATAGCTACGATATATCAGGAACTGTAGATGGTGTAGGTTCTAAAGGTGCTTTGCACGGACTAACTAAGTTTAGCATGGAAGATGCTCCAGCTAATACATTTTTTTTAGAGTACTTAGCTAGACCACAAACCGCAGAGATATTCTTTGAAGATGTTTTAATGGCATTAGTTTTTTACGGGATGCCTATACTTGCAGAGAACAATAAACCTCGTCTATTGTATTATTTAAGAAGACGTGGTTATAGAGGTTTTAGTATGAACAGACCTGATAAAGTATGGAACAAACTATCTACGGCAGAAAAAGAAGTAGGTGGTATACCTAACTCAAGTGAAGATATAAAACAAGCTCATGCTGCGGCTATTGAAATGTATATACAAGATCACGTAGGCATGGCACAAGATGGTTCGTTTGGCAACTGTTATTTTAATGAGTTACTAAACGACTGGGCTAAATTTGATATAAACAAAAGAACAAAACATGATGCGTCTATTAGTTCTGGACTTGCTATAATGGCAAACAACAGACATTTGTACAAACCAAACGCAACAATTAAAAGAGAACAATTAAATATAAGTATAGCTAGATTTAATAACGATGGCTTTACTTCAAAAATAATAGAAAATTAATATGGCAGATCCAATTATTAAAGATTATTTTCCTAAACAAAACGTAAACGACGAGTATAAAAACTCTGCCGAATACGGTTTGAAAGTTGGTAGAGCTATTGAAGCTGAGTGGTTTTCAAACGGAGGTATGAATAGTAAGTTTCAAAAAGGTAGAGATAATTATCACAAGCTAAGGTCTTACGCTAGAGGAGAACAATCAGTACAAAAATACAAAGACGAACTGTCTATTAATGGTGATTTATCATATTTAAACTTAGACTGGAAGCCAGTACCTATTATACCTAAGTTTGTTGACATAGTTGTAAATGGTATGTCAGAAAGAATGTACGATATAACTACATACTCTCAAGATCCTTTTGGTGTAGACAAAAGAACTAAGTATATGGAAGATATACTTGAGGATATGAAAGGACTTGCGTTTACACAGGCAGCTGCTCAGCAAGGTATAGATATTAGGTCTAGCGAAATGGAAACTGAAGAGCTACCTGCAAATGAAGAAGAGTTATCACTACACATGCAGCTTAATTATAAGCAAGGAGTTGAAATAGCACAAGAAGAAGCTATAAACTGTGTGTTAGACGGTAACAACTACGACTTAATAGAAAAAAGGTTTTATTATGATTTAGCTGTTTTAGGAATAGGTGCTGTTAAAACTTGCTACAACAAATCAAAAGGAATTACAGTTGATTATGTTGATCCTGCTAAAATAGTTTATTCTTACACAGACTCTCCTTACTTTGACGACTTGTATTATGTTGGTGAAGTAAAAACTATACCTATAAATGAATTAGTAAAAGAATTTCCTGATTTAACTTTAGAAGAGTTAGAAGAAGTACAACAAACAAAACCTTACAACGAGTTGGGTTACGGACAGACTTATCATGCACAAGGTAAGCACGATAGCAATAAAGTTCAAGTTTTATATTTTAATTATAAAACCTACAACAACGAAGTTTATAAAGTTAAAGAAACTGGTAGTGGTGGTGTCAAAGCAATACTTAAGTCTGACAAATTCGATCCACCAAAAGAAATAGCAAATCAATTTCAAAAACTATCAAAATCTATAGAGGTTTTATACGAAGGAGCTATTATACTTGGAACAGGCAAATTGTTACGTTGGGGATTAGCTAAAAACATGGTAAGACCAAAAAGTGATTATACTAAGGTTAATATGAATTATTCTATTGTTGCTCCTAGAATTTACGAGGGTAAAATAGAAAGCTTAGTTAGTAGAATAACAGGTTTTGCTGACATGATACAGCTTACACATTTAAAGCTGCAACAAGTGATGTCACGTATGATACCTGATGGTATATATTTAGATGCTGATGGTCTTGCTGAAATAGATTTAGGTAATGGTACAAACTACAATCCACAAGAAGCTTTAAACATGTTCTTCCAAACAGGTAGTGTTATTGGTAGATCAATGACTGCTGATGGTGATATGAACCCAGGTAGAGTACCTATACAAGAGATACAATCTGGTAACGGTGGTGCAAAAATGCAAAGCTTAATTGGGACATATAACTATTACTTACAAATGATAAGAGATACTACCGGTCTTAATGAAGCGAGAGACGGTAGTATGCCAGACAAAGATGCTTTAGTAGGTATACAAAAAATAGCAGCTGCAAACTCAAACGTAGCAACTAGACATATATTAGATGCTGGTCTATTTTTAACTTTACAAACAGCGGAAAATTTATCATTAAGAGTTTCTGACGTGTTAGAGTACTCACCAACAAAAGAAGCGTTTATACAAAAAATTGGTGCATTTAACGTGGGTATTTTAAAAGAATTAAAAGACCTACATTTACACGATTTTGGTATATTTATAAAACTACAACCAGACGAAGAGCAAAAGCAATTGTTAGAAAATAATATACAAATGGCTTTGCAACAACAAAGTATAAATTTAGAAGATGCTATTGATGTTAGAGAAGTTAACAATATAAAATTAGCTAATCAACTATTAAAAGTTCGTAGAAAGAAAAAACAAGAGCAAGATCAAAAAATGCAACAGCAAAACATTCAAGCTCAAGCACAAGCAAATCAACAGTCTGCTGCTGCAGCTGCGCAGGCTGAAGTTCAAAAATCTCAAATGTTAGCACAAACAGAAATGCAATTAGAAGCACAAAAGTCAGAGCTAAGAAAACAAGAGATGATGAGTGAGGCTGATTTGAAAAAACAATTAATGCAGTTAGAGTTTCATTATAACATGCAGATAAAAACAAAAGAATCTGAAGGTTTATCCAGTAGAGAAGCTAGTAGAGAAGATAGAAAAGATAGTAGGACTAAAATGCAAGCGTCTCAACAAAGTAAACTTATAGAGCAAAGAAACGGTGGTGGTCAGCCCGTAGATTTTGAATCGTCTGGAAATGACAATTTAAGCGGAAACTTTGACCTAGGGCAATTTAACCCTAGTTAAAAAATTTATTAATTATTATATTATATCATGGAAGAAAACAAAGACATACCTCAAGAAACAGGTAAACTAAAAATAAAAAAAATACCTAAATACAATTTACAAGATGAAGACATAAAGGTCGATCTTAGTAAACCAGCTGAAGAACCAGTAGAAGAACCAAAACAAGATGAAATTAAAGAAGATAACCCTGTCGACGAGGGAGTGGTTACAGAGCTTAGTAATGCCGACACCACAGAAAAACAAGAAGAAGTACAACCGGAAGTTGAAGCACAAGAAGCTCCAACATTAGAAGAAGTTATAGTAGAAGAAACTACAGAGGAAAAAGTAAAGGAAGTTAAGGAAGAAGTTAAAGAAGCAATAAAAGTTGCTGAAGAAACTGGAAAGCCTTTACCTGAAAATGTAGAAAAACTTCTTGATTTCATGGAAAAAACTGGTGGTGATTTAGAAGATTATGTAAAGCTAAATCAAGACTACAGCAAACTTGATGATAATTACGTGCTAAAAGAATATTATAAGCAAACAAAAAATCATTTAAGTAGTGAAGAAATAGATTTCTTAATAGAAGATAGTTTTTCTTATGATGAAGAGGAAAACACTGAAAGAGAAATAAAAAGAAAAAAATTAGCGTTTAAAGAGCAAGTTGCCAACGCTAGAAGCCACATGGACGGGCTAAAGTCCTCGTATTACGAAGAGATTAAGGCTGGGAGCAAGTTGACTTCCGAACAAAAAGAAGCTATTAATTTTTATGATAAATACAACAAAAATTCTGAACAAAGTGAAAAAATTCAGAAGCTGCAAAAAGAAGTATTTGACGCAGGTACTAACAAACTGTTTAACAGTGAATTCAAGGGATTTGAATACAATGTTGGAGATAAAGTTTACAGGTATAATGTGAAGGATGCTGACAAAGTGAAAAACACACAAAGCGATATTAATAATTTTGTCAAGAAGTTCTTGAACGAAAAAAATGAAATGTCAGATGCTAAAGGTTATCACAAGTCATTATTTACAGCAATGAATTCAGATGCAATTGCACAACACTTTTACGAACAAGGTAGAGTTGACGCATTAAAAGACAGTGTGAATAAAGCGAAAAACGTGGATATGAGCCCTAGACAATCTTTTGGTGAAGAGTCTAAGTCTGGTTTTAAATACAAAGTGTTAGGTGATAGTTCAAAGGATTTTAAATTAAAATTAAAACGATAATTAACAATTAATACATAAATAAAAAATGGCAATTAATACATTAGTCGATCCAATACCAAGTCCGGTAAAACAAACTACAGATGCTAGTTACTTGGACATGAACAATGGATGGGCACAACAATATCTACCTGAGCTTTACGAAGCTGAAGTAGAAAGATATGGTAACAGATCGTTATCAGGATTTTTAGCAAAAGTAGGAGCTGAAGAAGCTATGCAATCAGACAAAGTTGTTTGGTCAGAGCAAGGTAGACTACATATTAGCATACCAGATGTAAGTTTAGACGAGTCTTCAAGTATTATTGGTTTTGATGACGCGGCTGAAGCTGGTTTAATTAGAAAGCACGATACATTACTAATGTACTGTACTGCTGGTACAAAAGTTGGAACAACAGTAAAAGTTCTTGTAACTGCTATTGAGCAAGATTCATTAGCTTCTGGTACTGACACTTTAGGTGTTAAAGTTGCTCCATACGATTTCGCTAGTATGGCAAATGGTGATTCAGGTTATGATGATACTTCTGTATTTACTGTAATGGTTTACGGTTCTGAATACAAAAAAGGATCTACAGCTGATAGACATGCGTTAACTCCTGGTTTCTTAACTTTTGACAACAAGCCAATTATCATGAGAGACATGTACCAGATCAACGGATCTGACACTGCTCAAATCGGTTGGGTTGAAGTTTCTGGTGAAGAAGGACAGAATGGTTACATGTGGTATTTAAAAGCTGAAGGTGATACTAGAGCACGTTTCAACGATTACTTAGAAATGAGTATGATTGAAGCTAGAAAAGCTGCTTCTGGTTCTGCTGCTTTAGCTGCAATTAACGGTTCTATTGCTGGTACTGAAGGTTTATTACAAGCAATTGAAAACAGAGGTCATATTTCAACTGACACTTTTGTTGCTACTACAAGTAACCCTGCGGCTGACGCTGTTGCTGATTTAGCTTACTTTGATGACATCTTAGTTAAATTAGATGGTCAAGGAGCAATTGAAGAAAACATGCTTTACTTAGACAGACATGATTCATTAAACTTTGACAACATGCTTGCTGGTGTTTCAATAGGATCTGCTGGTGGTACTGCTTACGGTTTATTTGATAACTCTTCTGACATGGCGTTAAACTTAGGTTTTATTGGTTTTAGACGTGGATCTTACGATTTCTACAAGTCTGACTGGAAATACCTAAACAACGTATCTGCTCATGGAGCACACGCTGCTCTTGCTGGTAACAGTAAATTATCTGGAGTTTTATGTCCTGCTGGTACTTCATCTGTTTATGATGAAACTATGGGTACAAACGTAAAAAGACCATTTATTCACGTACGTTACAGAGCATCTCAAACTGATAATAGAAGACTAAAAACTTGGGTTACAGGTTCAGTTGGTGGAAACATCACGTCTGATCTTGACGCAATGACAGTTAACTATTTAACAGAAAGATGTTTAGTAGTTCAAGCGGCTAACAACTTTATGAAGTTCGTTAGATAACAACACTTTAAAAGAACCGGGGCTTCGGCCTCGGTACTTTTATTTTTATTAACTTATATTATATATTATTATGACAACACAAGAAAAAGGAGTAAAAGTAGTACAACAACCCGAAGGTGACAAACCTCATGCTATTGGTAATCAAATTACAGACAAAACATATTTGTTGAAAAACGGTATGGCACCAATAACATACACTATAAAAACTAAAAACGTTTTTTGGTTTGACGAAGACAAAAAAGTTCAAAGACAAATAAAGTATTGTAAAAATCAACAAACTGTTTTTGTTGACGAAATGAAAGGACCTCAAAATTTAGCCCATATAACTTTTTTAGATGGCGTTTTAAATGTCTCTCGTGAGGACCAAGTATTACAAAAGTTTTTAGCACTACACCCTCAAAACGGAAATGTTTTTGAAGAGTTTAATCCAGTTCAAATAGCTGTTGACGAAACTGCTGATTTAGAATTAGAAATAGAAGCGTTAATGGCTGCTAAAAACATGGATGTAGATGTAGCAGAAGCAATGATGCGTGTAGAAGTTGGATCTGAAGTGTCTAAGATGAGTTCTAAGGAGCTTAAAAGAGACTTACTGTTGTATGCTAAGCGAAATCCAGCTTTATTCTTAGAGTTAGCGAAAGACGACAACGTGATTCTTAGAAACTTTGGTATTAAAGCAACTGAAGAAGGTATTATAAAATTATCTTCTGATCAAAGAACGTTTAGTTGGGGCTCTAATGGTAGAAAACTAATGAATGTTCCGTTTGATGAACACCCGTACTCTGCTTTAGCCGCTTGGTTTAAAACAGATGAAGGTATGGAAATATACTCAAACATTGAAAAACAATTAAGCTAGACCCTAATAAGTAGCCACTCTTTTTAGGGTGGCTATTTTTTTAACTTATTAGTAGTATCAGTGATTATACTACTAGTTACAAACAAACAATATGGCAATAAGCGTAGACACAGTATATCAAAGAGTATTAGCAATAGCTAATAAAGAACAAAGAGGTTATATAACACCTCAAGAATTTAATTTATTTGCTAATCAAGCGCAGATGGATATATTTGAGCAATATTTTTATGATATTGGTCAGTTTGATAGAAGAAATGCAAATGATACTGAATATTCTAATATGGTTAGTTTATTAGAAGAAAAAATAAGTGCTTTTGAAAAATACAGAGTAGCTATGTCAGCTGTTAGTGGCAACACTTTAACACTGCCAACAGACGTTTATAGACTAGGAACAGTTTTCTACGCACCAACAGGAGCTTATGATGTTGAAGTAGAACAAATAAACAAAAAAGAATTAGTATATATGGAAAGATCACCGCTAGTACAACCATCTGGTGACTACCCTGTATACACAAGAAAAACAAATACAACTATAAAAGTTTTTCCATCAACTCCACCAACAACATATTCTGTTAACAATATAACATGTAACTACGTTGCTAGACCAACAGATATTGTTTGGGGTTACGAAACAGTAGCTGGTTCCGCCTTGTACAATGTTAATGTTTCAACAAACCCTCAGCTACACGAGTCAGAAGAAACTTTATTAGTTTTAAAAATACTAGCATTAGCTGGTATATCTATAGAAGATCCACAGCTGTACCAAATAGCAAGTCAAGAAGAAGTTAAACAAGTTCAACAAGAAAAACAATAAGATATGGGATTATTTAAAGGTACACAAGAACAGTATTATGGTTTTAACAGTTTTAAAGTAGCTGGTTCTACGACAAACACGTTTACTATAGATTTTCCAACACTACCATCTAGCGTTAGCGAGTTTAACGTATTTTTAACTGGTACTGTTAACAGCGTTACTAAATCATCTAGAGCGTTAGCCTCTGTATACAATGTTACAATATCAAGTTATAACGCATCTACTGGTGTTTTAGTTTTAAGTCACCAAATGCCTTTAGAAACAGTTGTTGAGGTTATACTAATAAAACCTAATTTTGGAAATTATCAATACATAAAGCTAGAAGATTTAGTAAACAACTTTATGGTTGGTTACACTGGTGAAGACAAAATAATAAACAGAGCTAAAAGAACTGATATTGTTTTTCATGCTAAGCGTGCGATACAAGAGTTTAGCTACGATACTTTTAAATCTACAAAATCTCAAGAAATAGAAGTGCCACCTTCTTTAACTATGGCACTACCACACGATTACGTTAACTATGTTAAAATAATGTATACTGATGATGCTGGTAATTTTAGACCTTTAACGCCTAATAGACATACTGGCAACCCAACAGATATTTCTCAAGATGGTGAATATGAATATATGTTTAATGATGATGGTACTCTCTTAACAAACCCAGACTCTACAACTCAAACAAGGAGAAAAGCACACGACCCTTATACTACTCAACAGACGTCTGCAGACCATGACGTAGAAATACACGAAATTAGTTTTGGAGGTAGGTATGGATTAAATCCAGAACTAGGAGGTTTAAACGGCGATTACTACATTGACGAGGCACAAGGTATTATAAACTTCTCATCTAATATAACCGGTAAAATCGTAGTGCTAAAATACATAAGCGATGGATTAGGTACTGATAGTGAGATGATAGTACATAAGTTTGCTGAAGAAGCTGTGTACAAGTGTATAGCACATGCTATTTTAGCAACAAAAATGAATACACCTGAGTATTTAGTAGCAAGATATAAAAAAGAAAGAAGAGCGGCT